TATTATCCTTATACTGTAAAAGAAGGTGAGCGCGCTGAAGATGTCGCAAGATTCTATTATGGTTCTGTTGATTATGTTTGGTTAGTTTATATGGCAAATAACATTGTTGATCCTTATCATGAATGGCCAATGGATCCTCAAACATTTAATGATTACCTTGTAGAAAAATACACAGAATTATCTGGAGAGGTTGGCGAGGATGTTATTGATTGGTTAAGAGATCCTGATAATGATGAAAATATTATTTACTACGTAAGGCAGGTATAACAGATGGCAGCAGTAGACGAAATTATTTTAGCACCTGAATCGTTTAGAACGATTTATTTACGTAGAGAAGACCGTGTTATTATGCGTACAGAACAAGGTCGTAAAATTATTATTAAACGTATTATTCCTGAAGAATGGAAACCTTATAGATTATTTGATTATGAAAACGCATTAAACGAAAACAAAAAAGAAATTTTCTTATTCGATAACAGATACACAAGTCAAATAACTAAAGAATTTGTTGCTAATATTAGCGCTGAATAAAAATTATGTCAGATTTTAGTCCTTCATATTGTGAGATAACAAAAGCTATACTTACTCCTTATGGAGCAGAAAATGCCGTGTCTCATGATATTAGTACAATTATTGGTGCTTGGCATGTTGAACATGGAATAGGTAGTGTTTCATTATCTGGAAGTATAACTGTATTAGATAATGAAGGTTTATTAGAAGGCCTTCCATTAAGAGGTGAAGAAAGTTTAGAATTAGAATTTTTATGTGCTGATTTACAAACAAAAAGAGAAATTAAAGCACAAGTTCATAAGATTAATGATGTCGCTGCATCAAATACTAATAAAGGTACAACATATACAATTCACTGGATAAGCTCACAAAGTTGGGCCGGATTTAAAAGAAGTGTTTTAAAAGCATTTAGAGATAAAAAAATATCTACTATGTGCAAAGAAGTATTTGAACAATATATTAGTAGATTAGTAGACTATAGTCCTTCAAGAGTTGAAACTTATCCCGAAGGTACTCAAGTTTGGAGTCTTCAAGGTAATCGCGAAAGAAAATTTATTCTTCAAGATACAGAAGGAAATACTAATGTTATTATACCAGACTATATGCCTACGGAGGCAATTGGTTTTCTTTTAAAAAGAGCGCATTCAAATACTAACTCATCATCTTCTTCTTGGAGATTTTTTGAAAGATGGGACGGATTTTATTGTGTAAGTGACGAATGGTTATATGAAAGAGGTATCAGCGCATCTCAAAGAAGAACAAGTCAATTTAATTATAGTGCTCAAGTTGATATGGATCCAGAAAATGCGGAAGAACAAGTTAGATCATTTTCTTCATTTAAAAATAGTGAAAGAGCAAATCCAGCACAATCATTAGTAAATGGTGCATATAGAAATACAATCATAGAAGTAGACTTACTTAAGCATCATGCAAGAAGATATAATTATGGATACAATGATTCTAGACAAGGAACTCAGTTTACAGATGTAACTGGTAATAAGAGTAGTTGGGCTACAGATATTCATACTCAACAATATGCCAATGATACATTTACAGATGAAAACGCAAAACAATATATGATGGTAAGAGATTACAGAGATTTTTCAAATTCAATAAGTTTTCCAGAAGATAAACATTTTAGAGATATTATTGCAAGAAGAGTTATGTATAATCATCACATGCACTCAACTGCAGTAACTGCAACAACTGACGGCCGCCTTGACGTTGGTGCGGGTGATGTAATAAATGTAAGAATACGAGAATTAAATCAAGGTTCAAATCAAATTGAAGATAACCCTCAATTAAGTGGAAAATATTTAGTGACTCATGTAGTAAATCAGTGTACAGAAGATCAACTTACAACAACTTTATCTTTATATAAGTTTGGTTGGGCTGGTGCTGGTTCAGATACTAGATCGGGTCGTATGGGAGGACAGGGATAATGAGAGGAATGGGAATACGAAATCCAATGTTTTTCATTGGAGTAGTTGAAGATAATAATGATCCGTCATTCCAAGGTCGTGTGCGAGTACGTGCTTTTGGTGCACATGGAACACACCAAGAAGTAGCCACAACAGATTTGCCTTGGGCAATTTGTGTTAGTGGTGCTTATACTGCTGATGATCCTTTACCTCCTTTAAATGCTTTTGTGTTTGGTATGTTTTTAGATGGTGATGAAGCTCAGCATCCTCTTATTTTAGGAATGATTCCAACACAATATTATGATGAGATGGATCCAGAACGAGATGGTTATGGAGTTATTCCTTTAGAAAATGGCGATATTCTTGCAAAAGGTTTTACACCAGAAGATTTTGGTGAGCACCAAAGATCAAAATCTGGAAGAGCAGAACATATCGATGAAACATATCATAGAGATGTAAGTATTAATGCCGTTCAAAATCAAAACATAGCTGGTAGTGATCAAACATGGTCTCAGCCTTCTTCAGCATATAATGCAAAATATCCATATAATAGAGTTATTGAAACAGCAAGACATCATATCGAATTAGATGATACACCTGGTGGTGAGCGCATTATGATTCATCATGATTCAGGTGCATTTATTCAAATTGATTCTCGCGGCACAGTTACAGAAAGAGCAGAAGCAGATAGATACGAAATTAATATTGGAACAAAACACGAATCTTCAGGACATCAAGTAGTTACTATTAATGGTAATGCGCATGTATATGTAAAAGGTAATAAAACCGAAGAGGTTATGGGAGATTATAAACTCTTAGTGCATGGTAACTCTGAATTTAATGTTGGTCAGAACTTGTTTATGACTTCTGGACAAAGTTTACAAGCAAGAGGTGCAACATTAAAACTCGAAGCAAACGCAGATGTAATGACGCTTTATGCAAAAGATGAAATTCAATTTGAAGCAGATAAACAATTAAATTTTGTATCTGCAAATATTAAAAATACAGCATTAATGAATTATGATGTATATTCAAATAAGAGTATTAAATTTACAACATTAAGAGATATTCATGCTCAGGCATCGAATATGGTATTAACAGCAACAGGTCTAATACCACCTTCACCTTTATCTGGATCAATTACAGGAACGCCTGGTTTTAGTTTAACAACACCATTTGTAAGTATATTATCAGCCAATGGAAGTTTCTCAGGATTATGGAATGCAGGAGTTGTTAATGCCGGTATTCTTACAGCAACAACTGGTAATATCGAAACTGCAAATATTAGTGCGTCAACAACATTAGTTGGAAACTTTGGAACAGTAAACACATCGATATTGGCTGCACCTCTACCCATTAGTTCAGCACCAGGAAGTCCTTGCGCACCTGGACCTGGAAGACTGGTTGGTATATCTGCACCTTCTATTGCATTACCAACAATACCTTTATTAACACCACCTACACAGAGTTTATTAGCTGTTCCGCCATTACCAGTTAATATATTCTCAGGATATGCATATCCATCACCTAATGGAAATATAGTTGATTTCTTTGCTGGTGTATTAACAAGTCCTTTCTCTGTAATAGGAATTCCAAACCCATTAACACAAGGTGGATATGGTATTGCAAGAGTTCAAATACCAGAACCTGTTAGTGCAGCTACAACAATACAACCAAAAGGTTATTTTGCAATGGGATATAATTCAGGTTGGTCGTCTCCTCCTGGCGATACTGCAAAATCAGATGGACAAAAAAGTTCAATATTATCTAATTTAACAAATCCTTTTGAGTCAATAGCAAGTATTGGAAATGACATAATAGAAGGATTAGATAATTTATTGAGCTTTAATTCAGATGGTTCAGTACAAACTGGAAATACCGATACAATAACGGTTGATAGTGGTACTTCACAAACTGTCGATGCAAACGGAAATATCATAGAGGGATAACATGGCAACGACTTGTGTAGACAATACAGATCAAACAGTAAGAAATAGATTATTATTATCTAATACTGGGCCTACGGTAAATTCCGAAGGTGCATATACTTTAAACCAAATTGATGTATTTGCACAAGAACTTGCTGATAATATGCTTAAAGAAGCGGAAAATAATCCGATTCAAATTGCAGAAAATAAATTTGGTAATGCTTTCTATGATTCAGTTAATTATTTAAATGGATCATTTCGTAATCGTATGCAAGGTGCTTTAGGAGATTTTCCTGATTTAGAAAAAAGATGGAACTCTGGTAATATTACAAATTTAGAAGGTGCTGATTTTTTAAATGTTAAAAATTATACGCCTGATGGAATAGTCAATGAAAGAGATTATGTAAAACTTGCTCGAACACTCGATGCATATTATAAAGATTCATTTGCGCAAAGTATCATGGGTGGCTTTTGTCAATCCATGCAAAATATCTTTCAACAAATAGAATCTTTCTATGATTTACTTGATGAAGTCAATGCAATTATTGCTGATGCAATGGCATTTATTGATAAAATTCGTTCATATGACGGACTAACAGAGCTCACAGCACAACAGATTATAGACAAAATCATTAAAGAAATTAAAGATAAAATTCTAGAAGTTGTCGATAAAATTATACAAGAAGTTGAAGATGCTCTTTCTAATTTTGATATTGAAGCAATAGTAGGTGAAATCAAAGCAGGCCAAGCTAAAGGCGTTAAAGCAATAATGACAATTAAAGAACTTCAGTGTCAAAACTTTACAAAAGAAAATAAAGACCAACTTAAAAGAAAGTTATCTAATCTAATTGACTATGCGGTAAGTCTTTTTGAAAATCCAAATTTAGAACAAATCCAATTCATGGTGTTTAGATTCTGCGCATTAGCTGCAAATATAGAATTATTACTTAGAGATATTAAAAAACCAATGGACGATTATGGATTTAGATATTCGCGCATTGTTAATAGATTAAAAGCAATTTCAAATGTTAATTCATCAACAGCTATAAGAAATGGAGGCATAAGGTTTTCAGAAGAAAAACGACAAGAATCCATAAATAGTTTAAGAGCGCTTTGGGAAGATGAAGGTAGAAGAAGAATTACTCCTACAGGAGAACAACCTGTTACTATTAAACCTATAACTGCTGCTGAATATAAAAACATTCCAAAATGTGGTCAAGTATATGAAGGAACACACGAATGGTTAAAAGTAGCACGTGGGGAAGATGATCCATTTCATAATGATAATGTCGGAATCAATGCCTATCTTAAAATTGATTTAGATGTAAAAGTATATCTGACAAGAATAAGAGATGATATAGGTGGAACATACGAAATTATTGATGGCTGGGTAAGTAAAGAATGGAATGAAGCACAAGAAAATGATCCAGATAACAGTCACTTGAGCGGTTTGGTTATAGATATTAAAAAGGACATGGATGATGTTAATGCATTCACTGAAGCTGCTTATAAACATGGTTTTAAAACAGTTGTAGAATATGACGAGCATATTCATTTAGACTTAAGAGAGTTGCCAGTAGTATGACAATAGATATTAAAACACCTGCTACTAAAAAGCAGAACTTATATTCAGATTTTAAGAAAGATCTGACTATTAGTCCTATCTCTAAAGACTTAGCGCTTATTAAAGATGAAGACGCCGTTAAAGAATCTATAAAAAATTTAGTACTCACAGATCCTGGTGAAAGATTGATGCAACCATATATTGGTGGAGGCATAAGAGGTTTACTATTTGAAAATATTACACCAGGAACACTAAATCTTATTAAAAGCAGAGTAGAAACTACAATTAAAACTTATGAGCCTCGAGCTCAGTTAATTGATGTAACTGTAAGTTCAAGTATTGACGATAATAGAGTAGATGTAGTAATAAGATTTTATGTAAGAAATTCAGATATTCCAGTCACTTTGGATTTAATTTTAACAAGGATAAGGTAAGATGGCCAGCGTAAAAACACCTATAACAGAATTGGATTTCGATTCAATTAAAACACAACTGAGAACTTATCTCAGTACACAAACTCAATTTAAAGATTATAATTTTGAAGGTTCTAACCTCAGTGCATTTCTCGATGTTCTAGCATTTAATACTTTCCAAAATAACTTTTATACTAACATGGCTCTTAACGAAATGTTTCTTGACTCGGCCGTCTTAAAGAACTCAATCGTTTCTCATGCAAAAGAATTAAACTATATTCCAAGATCGCGCAAAAGCGCAAGAGCAAAAGTTCGTGTAACAATTACAGATGAATATGAAACTGCATCAACACTTACCATTCCTACATATTCAAATTTTACTTCAAACTTCCAAGGTGATTTATTTAATTTTGTAACAGATAAATCATACGTTGCAAGACGTACAGCACCTGGTGTTTATATTGCAGAAGACGTAGAAATTTTAGAAGGACAAATGCTTTCATCATTCCAAAGAGAAGGATTTATTGTTGATGAAGATGGCGTATTAAGAGTTCAACTTACAAATAATGAAGTTGATACGGATTCACTTGTTGTATTCGTCGACGCAGAAGCAACTGAAGACCAAAACGTATTTACAAGAGCAACAACCATTTATGGTGTTAAAGCGACAGACCCAGTATTCTATTTAGAACCTTATCTTGATGATAGATACTCAATTTATTTTGGTAAAAATGAATTTGGTTTGCAGCCAGAAGAATACGAAGATGTTCGTGTAAGATATCGTATTTGTTCAGGTGCTGAAGCCAATGGTGCAAATAGTTTCTCAGCATCTTTTATTGATGGAGCTACAATTAGTATTGAAACAATTGAAGCGGCACAGGGTGGTGAAGAAAGAGAAAGTATGGAATCAATTAGATACTTTGCTCCTAAAGCTTTACAAATTCAAGAACGTGCAGTAACTAATAGTGATTATGAAGTTTTATTACAACAAGCATTCCCAGAAATTACTGCAGTATCTGCTTACGGTGGTGAAGAACTTGATCCGCCTCAATACGGTAAAGTTGCGATATCAGTTTACATATCAGATAATACAACACTTATATCTTCTACGCTTGCGAATGCTTATATTAAATATCTTTCAGATAAAAGCCCATTAGGTATTGAACCATTCTTTGTTCAAACTAAATTCTATTATGCTGATATTACTGTAAATGCAACATATAGTAATAAATTAACAGATAAAAGTCCTGGTGAGCTTGAACAACTTATTAGAAACGCAATACAAACATATTCCGACGATAAGCTTGAAAACTTTAATAGAACATTAAGAGAATCTAAACTTTCAGGTATAATCGATGA